AATCAAGATATTCAAGTTTTGTGTCTTCAATATCTCTAATTGTTTGAAGCTCATGAATTATTCCACCGAAGTTATCTGCAGAATCAAGATGCTCGTAGTATGCTTCTAAGAATGTAACAAGGTTAGGATAATCAATGCGATAATGTTCTGGAAGAACTTCATCGACCAGACTTTTTCTCACATTTGTTCCTATGCGTCCAAACTCTCTTAGAGTTTGATCAAAACCGGTATGAGCCATTAGGTCACCTGTAATGAAGTAGTTTGTCTATCAATCGTTGCCGTTGCTGATGATTCTGATGTATCAAGTTTTAATACATAATTTCTTAAAGGTTTAATTACCGATGGATTATCAGGTAGAACAGAAATTTTAAGATACTGATCACCACCAATAAATGCATCAATAGAAAATCCTATGATATTGACCTTACCATCTAAAGGCTTATATTCTCCAACATTGTCTAATAAAACATTGCCGTCAATATCGATAATTTGAAGTGTTGTGCTATTGAGTTTATTTTTAATTTGCGCCACCGCACCTTCATAATCAAAAATACTGGATGATACAGAATAAATCTCATCATCCGGAGATGCAATCTTCATAGGATATGCAAGTTCAAAATTTTCTATCACGCCCACAGTTGGTTCAATTCTAAGTTGAACCTTTACGTCTATTCTACTTGAAAGAATCGCCTGATCGAGAGCATCAATCTCTGTTAAAAGATTACTACGTCTAAATATAGTATTAAAAGAATTTAAATTTGTATTAAAATAATTAAGCATGTAATTATAAACACTAGTTTCTGTACCTGCAAGAGTAAAACCAGAAAGTGCCGGATCAAAATCAAATTGAGTATTCAGCTCTAAGAATACATCTGTAGGATCAGTAAACTTTGTTGTCATTGAAACAACAGAAAGGTTATCTGTAAAGTTTGTAACAATATTAGCTTTTACAACATCCTTTGTTGTTTGTGATGTTGTAGTTGGAAAGTTAAGTGAAACATAAACAGCACCATAATCAATAGGGACGTTTTGATCTCCTGACCAAACATTGCAATCACTGACTTGTGGAAAATTACTTAATATTATCGCTTTGTAATCGGATGATGTTACCAATCTTTGTTGTGCAGCATAAGCAATTGGAGCAAGCTGTCTTACACTTTCAATTGATTGTTTGAGTGCACCACCAGAAGATTCATTATTTGTTGTTACAGAAACTGTGTATCCTATACCATTTACAGTTAGATTCGAATTAGAGGTAAATGAATCGCCGGCATTGGCCTCCGGTCCGGCACTCGATAGATATGTTACAACAACTTTATTACCTGCATCTGGCTTCTTACCAAAAGAAATACCGTCACCAAAATTCAATTCATAGAATCCATTCGGCGCTTCACGAATCGAGTATACTGTAGAGTTTGCATCAATGCTTACCGCTTCAGATAATTTTGTATATGACACGTAATTTGATGATGACGCAGTATCATAAACTTGCACAGTAGCAATTGATGTATCAATTGTTTCATCAGGAATTACGAAGACCTGTCTTTCGTCAGCCTCTCCAACTAAGAAAGTCTTTGTTTTTTCGACACCTTCATAGATAGGAATATCATTTGATCCCGCAGTTGTTTTAAATTGATAAAGACCTGAACCATTATCTTTTGCAAAAAATGTTTCAAGGGTTCTAAATGTATATGATACGCCATCAATTGAAGATGTAAATTGCCAGCCAGATGGTAATTGAATTTGAGGCGGTCGACCAGAAACGCCCGAAAGATTTACTACAAGACCTACTAACGCATTAGCTGTTGTTCTCGATCTTACTTGATAGCCTAAAGTTTCTGCATGTGATACAACTGAACTTCGAAGCTGAGCAGTTGGAAGAAACGCTTCATTTAATGCAAAGTTTGCAGTCAGACCATTGATATGTGTATTGTATGCTAGAACATCTAAAATATTATTCAGACCAGATGCATCAAAATCATAGTCGGCAAATTCTGACTTTGATTTTAAATAATTTTTTAATCCAGCCTTAATATTCTGAAAATCAAGGTCGGTTGATTTTATTGTGGTTGCCATTTATCTTAACCTCGTTAATGATACATCTACGGATACTGTCTCATTGGTATTTACCACTTGAAAAATAATAGTTGCATCCAATGCATTTGTTTCTGGTAACAAATTCAGTGATATTTCCAAAACTCGTGCTCTTGGTTCATACTTAGCAATCGCATCAGCTATAAGATCTTGGATGTAGTCCGGATCATAGTCCGTATCGAGCGCAAACAAAGCGCTATTTAGATTTGCCCCAAAATTCGGTTGAAACGGTTTTTCATATCTACTCGTAAGCAATAAATTCTTTACAGATTGCTTCACAGCAGCAGCATCAATCTTCTTGTACACATCACCAGAAGGTCTTGCTGTAAACGTCAAATCAATATCGGAATATTTCTTGTTACGTGTAGTAACAATCGACGCCGATAGATTACCGTCCTCTATTGAAAATGCTTTAACTGCCATTTAGAATCCTTTGATAGTATTTATAACAATTCTATAAGCTCACCGTTTGTTTGAACATAGTTATTATAACGAGTTTCAATTTTATTATCATATGCAACTGTCCATTGTGGTGTTACTTCTGGCATCACCATAATGATTTGAACGTTTAACTCTCCAGATGGATCATATGTATCATAGTCAAGAATCATTTTTTCGAAATTAAAGAAATCTTTAATATGTACAGCAAGTTCATATGTTTTCTCAATTGGTATTAAACCATTTCGATCTCTTAGTTCATATACAACACATTGTCCTCTTGACATCTTAAAGTTAAGACTGTCTGTTTCTAACTGTTCCTCTGGGACATAGAATCCTTCAACAACCTGCAGTGAATACCGATTTGTTTCATCTAAATAATCTTGCACTGAGTTCATAAAGTTTGCGTGCAGATATAGATTCTTTGCAATTCTAACTCTTTGTATTTCGTCTGTAATACTGTTAAGAGTCTGTGGATCACCATGCCCACCTAAGAACCTAGCAAGTTTAATACCAGGTGCTAATGCAGTTTTTGCAGTAATCTCTCCATCACGAATCAACTGCTGCTCAGGATTATAAAGCTGTGCTGGAGTCAGAGTGATTGTCTTTTGCAGATTATTGGTATATTGAACTTTCTCAGTAGGATCACCACCAGGAAATGTTTGACCGCGAATTACTTTTGGAGTGCCTTCAGTATTTGCGATTCTACCTATCTCGTAACCTGTCGGCTTTTGATCTATGTAACTTGCAGATAAAATACCTTCGGCCTGTGCTCTACCAATAAATGTAGCATTACGTGAAGTATTTGGATCTCTTAGTTTTGATCTCACTTCACGTGTTGTTAGTCTTACCTTTGAGACTCCGCCATAGACATTTCTACGGTCGATTTCATCCGCAATTACAGAACCCACATCAACATCAACAATACGATAACCGTATCCACTTTGTGTAAGATATTCAGATAGCCAGTTTGCATCAGGTCCAGGCGCAGGGAATGATGCGCGGATGCCTGTATCTGTTGCTGTATTATCGGCAGTGTAGCCAGATGCAGAACCAGTAGATGCTGCACTGTAGTTTTGTGAATTCGTTACATCAGCTGTAATCGCTTGAACGGCAGTACCTTGCAAATCGCCATGGAATGCTGGAGCAGTAACTCCATCTGTAAATGTCGCAGATGTTCCATAATAGTTCTTACCATAATAAATTACATTGTCTCCACCAATCATTCCAGTGGTAGATTGCACAACCATATCTCTAGCGGCGATGTTAGCATTATCTGTTGATATCGAAAGCTCTTCCTTCGACGTGATAAGTGTATCTCTACCAGCAAATTGATTAATATCTTGAGCTAGAGTTTTATATGTTTGTTTTACAATATTATAAGAATCGCCAAGGACAGTACTAGTAGCTGTACCATTGACAAAAGTCGATTTGTTTTCAGTGATAGTAGTTTCATGGTTCTCTCTTACCTTCTGTTGGTAACTACCACGAATGTCTTCACGTTTATCTCCATGTACTTTGAGATTGTAGTTGCCACCAACTTCTACGTCCATGTCACCGCTTACATTAAGTTTTAGGTTTCCATGATAAAAGATCTCGCCATCACCTTGGACTATTACTTTTTGATCGTTGCCTGTAATTTCAATGCGATTATATCTTGTGTTAATAATTACAGTACCGTCGGGTCTCATGTCAACACCAGACCCAGTTGCATGCTTAAACAACATGCGTTCTCTACCAGGAGTGTCATCAATTTCTGTGACATGTCCTGTAATTGTTTCTCTGACTTGATTATACGGATATTCGCTTGGAATCAAATCTTCAAGATCAAGATTCAGATCAGTAGTTGAACCACCAAAGATTAGTTCATTCTTTTTAATGCCACGTGAGGACAGATTTGTTGAGGGTAGACCTATATAATCAAGTCTAGGAAACTTTCCATCACTTAAATCTACATAAGGTTCACCGGGCTTTTCAACATCTTCCTGTGGATCTATTACATCATTGTCTTCAGCCATTACTTAAATACTCCAGTTATACTATCAAAAACTTTTCCAAGCTTTAGTTGTTCCATCTTAAATGATTGAGTGTTATTTAATAATTGATCCGCTGTTGTATCACTCTGTGCAATCTTATTAACTAGACTTCCAGCAAGTCCAGCACCAAGTTGTCCTATCACGCCTCCTCCTAGAGAGCTACTAATGGTACCTAATAGAGCACTTGAAAGAGATGTGCCTGAAGCCAAACTAGCAACACTACCTAATGAAGATGTCAAACCACTTCCTGTTGATAAGTCGGCAATATTCACCGCATCTTTTCTTTGTTTAATAAATCCAAGTGCGTCTAGCTGACTCGCAGAATAATTCTGCGGTGTAATACTTATCTGTGGATTAGCGATCTTGTTTTGTGTTACAGCAATAGAACTGATATTTGGCCGAGTATTCGGTGACTTTTTAGGCAACACAACATTTTTAGGCGTAGCATCTGCCAAATCAGCGGGTGGAGGAACAACAGCGGGTTTGTTTTCTTCTGTAACAGACGGTTTTCTGAAAGTTTTTTTCATCATTTCTCTTACATCGAAATAAGGTACGTTTCTATATTTTTCCTTATCGTCTGCGACATCATTAAATCCTAAAACCTCGCCACCCGGGAATACTTTCAAAAACACTTTAATAGCGAAAAACAATACTTTCAATTGTTCGGAATTAATTTTATTACTAGGGTCATTACAGCCGTCTATCCACACAGTAATAGAATTAGGTATATATTCCTTTTTACCTGGAGCCTTAGGCAGTTCATATTCAAAAGGCGTCATTAGTTTCATAGCACCATAATCTGTGATGAATATATGACCAGGAAAAAGATAATCAAATGGACTATTAGCAAGAGTGCTTTCGCCGAATTTCTTTACAAGAAACTTACGATAAGCAATATGAGCCTCTTCGGCATCATATCTGCGTTTCGCTGCCTTTCGATTATGACGAATAATAAGTGTTGTAATTGGTCTTTCAACAGCTTTATATTCTGCTTCTAGCTCTGCTGGATTATTGAAATAAGGAATAAGATAACCACCTAGCTGTTCAGAAACACCATTTCTGACTCCTTCTACCGAAAGTTCTCGTCTCAAAACCGGATCATCGGCTATCCTTCCAGGATTATAACCGGCAAGCTTAGTTAAAAGACCGTTATATGCCGGTCTACCATTGCTGCCGTTAGTTCTTTCACCTGGCTTTACCGTATTTGGCAGTCTTTTAACGAGCGGATTTTCGAGTTTAGATTTAGTCAGTGATATAGCAAGATTTGTAGTACCGTTACCGTTAATCAAGTTCGGCGTTTTTACTACATCGCCGACTCTATCAATAACAGTTGACGCAGCTGAAACAGCTAGACTTTGCAGAGGATTTTTATATGTACCAGCACCTGTTGCATCTGCAACAATCTGACCTAAAACATTACCGAATGAACTTCCTATTGATCCAAATGGATTTACAGAACCAAATGAATTACCATTTTCTGTTGAAACTTTTACAGAAGCCGCTTGAACTGTGACTGCTGCTTTCTTTGCCGGCCCACCTTCTTCGACTTCAACTTTAATTGCCGCTGCAGCCAGTGAAGGTATTGGCGATGATTCAGATATAGCAGCCTGAACCTTTACAGAACTTAGACCAACAGTTGTTGTAAGAGCCTTCGACAATCCTTTAGGAGATGCTTGTACAATTGTTTCATTCAATACAGCAGTTACACCCTTTGACCCGCCTGTTACACTACTCAGTTTTGCTGATGCACTTACTGTTTTTGTTACGTTGCCCTGTTTGATATTGGCACCCATAATTGCAATAGCAGGACCTTCATTTGCAGTTCCCTTCGTGGTCGATGCAGTCAACGAAGTAAATCCGTCTTTTTCATTACCGACGGTCACATTCAATACTGAGCCTTCAGACGCCACTGTCTGATTAATAGATACCTGAACCTCTTTATCTAATTCTTCTGTGGCATTTGATTTTTTGGTAAGGGCATTATCAGCCGCCTGCTTTGGCACAACACCAGCAGAGGTTGTTTCCTTAACTGTTCCAGGTGTTTCATTTGCAGCAGCCAATGCTTCTGTTTCAGTTC